CTGCGCAAGCTTGGCCTGCGCGTCGACCGTCTGCAGCCCGGACCGGATCATCGCCACGCCAGCGGCAGCGGCCGCTGCCACGGCGGCGGCGGCAGCCACAGCGACACGGCGGGAGAAGGCTGCCAGCCGGGCGTTGGCCGACTCCATCTCGCGGCTCAGCCGTCCGAAGCCGCGCGACCCGGCCTCGCCGACACCTTCCAGTTCGGCGCGCACCTGCCGTCCGCCCACGGCCGCGAGGCGGACGCTAACCCGTTTTTCCGCCATGGGAGTGATCCATCTGTTCGTTGAGCTTGGCCACCATCACCGCTTCGATGACGGGGAGCAGTTCGGCCATGGCGAGCGGCGGCACGCCGAGCGCATCACCGAGCGCCAGCGCCGCCGACATGTCCCATCCGACGACGGCGCCGGGCAGGACGCGCAGCTGGCCGCCGAGACGGCCGACGAGGTCCCAGACCTGCCAGCCCTCGAGGGTGAGCGGCCGGTTCAGCCGCGCCGGGCAGTCCGGGCACGTCGTTTGGCAGGCTTCGCAGTAGCGCTCGCCCCCGCCGAAGGACCATTCGGCGAGGGCGCGGAGGCGTTTTTTTCCTGTTCCAGCAGCAGGCCCTTGGAGACGTAGGTCAGCTGGAAGGCCTCGAAGATCGGCCAGACGTCGAGCAGCGCGTCGATGGCCTCGGGGCTGGGATCGATGGGGTTGCCGTCAGCGTCGCCGATACCCTCCCAGGCGAGAATTGCGCGGCGCGCGAGAGCCTTGGCGAAGGCAACCGCGCGCTCCTCGTCGGACGCCTCCTCGGGCACCGCCTCGACGGCCGGGTCGCTGCGCGTCGCCACCATCAGGGCGGTGGTCAGCGGGCGCAGCTGCACCCGGACGCCGGGCGCGAGGTCATGCCAGCGCGGAGCGTTGGTCAGGTCGAGCGTCAGCATCAGTAGTTCTCCACGTCGTTCACGAGGGTTGCGGTGCACATCCGCCCGACCACGCTGTCGCGGGCGGCCTGCCAGTCGAAGGTCGCCTGCACGCCCTGCGGCCCGGAAATCTCGATGCGTGGGCGCGGCAGGTAGACGGCGTGCACGGTGAAGGTGAAGCTCTCGCCCGAGGGCAGAACATAGGCGAATTCCAACTCGCAGGGATCGCCGTTGATCGCCTGCGTCACCAGCGTGCTGTCGGCGAACCGAACCTCGATGGATCCCGTCAACGCGGCGATGGACGGGTCCGCGCCGTCGATGCGGCCGTCCGAACGGATGGTCTCGATGCGGTCGAGGTTGTTGGCGTAGGTGATGTCGGCCGAGACCACATTGCCGAGGGCAGAGCCGTTCCGAATGATCGACCCGTTGAAATGGCCGAAGCGCTTCAGCTCCAGCGCGGCGGGTGTGCCGGCGCTGGTCATCGTGCCCACCGTCTCTCCTTGCGCCACCAGACGCGCGGTCGCGGTCAGTAGCCCCGAGCGCTGCATCTGCCAGGTGATTTGGTCGAGAACGCAGCCGGAATACATGGCGTAGCGCGGCACCTCGGGCATGCCGGTCTCGATGGAGAGACTCGGCAGCGTCCAGGCGCCCGACTGGAACTCGTGCGTCCAGGGGCCGGTGCCGCTGGTCGTCGGTGCCCCGAAGGCTGCCTTCAGCCAGAAGCCGAAGGCTTCGGCGTCGAGCGGCACCACGACATCGCCGTCCGCCGTCACCGCATCCTTGATCGGTGCCAGCGGATCGCGGCCGTAGCCGAGAAGCTCCGAGTTCAGCAGCGGCTGCTCCGCGCCGAGCGTGGTGCTGGCAAACGGCATCTTCGTGAAGCCGCCTGTCGGCGGCGTGCCATAGGTCGTTTCGAACGCAAGCGCCATCTGCGCCCGCGCCCCTTGGGCTCGTGCCATGGTGTTCTCCTGTTGTAGGTGGGATCAGGCCAGCGGGTCGGCCGTGGAATAGTGCAGCACGACCGGAACCACCGCGGCCTTCAGGCTGGCCGCGCCCTCGACCGGCAGATCGACCGGGCGCGGCGCTTCCGCCTCGACCCAGTCGCAGAGCCCGCCCAACGTGCGGTCGGCTGCGATGGCCGCGCCGACGCTGGCGATCAGCGTGTCGAAGGCGGCGTCACGGTCGGCGCCCTGCACAACGGCCTCGATCTCGGCTCGGTGCTGGTAGTGGTAGCGCAGAGGCGAGAGCGTCACCTCCGGCTCGCCCGGTTCGCCGTCCCGCAGGATCAGGAGCCCGGCGGCGGGCACGCGCTCGGGCAGAACCTCGCCGCGCAGGGTTGTGGCAGGCACCGTCAAAAGACGTGCGTGCAGCGCCGCCAGCGTGGCCTCGCGTGTACTGGGCATGATGTCACCGAAGAAAATCCGAATGGCACAGCACCGGGCGTCGTCGCCCGGTCTTGATCGTAGGCCAACGACGGCGGACGTCCGCCGTCGATCAGACCGTGCCCGCTCCTTTGAAATTCTCGCACGAGTCAACGCCCCGAGCGGTCCCGGCCAGGAGGTCGTCGGCCAGCCTCATCAGTTCGTCCAAGCGCGGATCGCTCAACCGATACCGGACGAACCGACCGTCCGGTTCTCCGACAACCAGCCCGCATTCGCTCAGGCACCGCAGGTGGTTTGAGGCGTTCGACTGCGACAGGCCGGTGGCGCCAACGATCTCCCCAACCGAAAGCGGGCCGTCACGCAGAGCGGCCAAAATCGACATGCGCGAGAAGTCAGCCAAGCCGCGGAAAAGCTTCGCCCGCAACTCGACGACTTGAGCATCAGCCTGCTGAAGGATTCCGGTCTCGCTCGACATATCAGTCTGCAATGATATATAGCCTCGTCTGTCCACGGAAGATCGTAATGAGCGAAACGGCCACAATGAGCAACGCTGAGCACGCGCGCTACAGAGTCACCGGCATGGACTGCCCGTCATGCGCCGCGAAGATCGAGAAGGCGGTGCGGTCGGCCGGGGTCGAGGACGTGAAGGTCTCGACTGCCACGCAGATCATGACGGTGCATGTATCCGACCTGAGTTTGCAGCTGCCCGAAGTGGAGCGTGCGGTGTCGGGCATCGGCTACCGACTGGATCGGCTGGGCGGACCCGAAGCTGATCACGAGGGAGACATCGACGATCTTCCGAAGGACTTGAGCCATATCACCCCGGCCTACCGGCGTGCGCTGTGGATCGTGATCGTGCTGAACGTGGGCTACGGCCTCATCGAGATGGTTGGCGGCTTCATTTCCGGATCGCAGGCCCTGAAAGCCGATGCGCTCGATTTCCTCGGCGATGGCCTGATCACCTTCCTTGGGGTTCTGGCGATCGGCTGGAGCCTGGTCTGGCGAGCCCGTTCCGCTCTGATCCAAGGCTTGTTTCTCGGGGCGCTCGGTCTCGGGGTCCTCGCCAACACGGCCTACCGCGTACTGGTTCAGCAGCAGCCTGAAGCTGAACTGATGGGCCTGTTCGCCGTGATCGCGCTCGTGGTCAACGTGGTTGCCGTTCTGCCGTTGCTGCCCCACCGGGCCGGAGATGCCAACGTTCGGGCCGTCTGGCTGTTCTCGCGCAACGACGCCATCGGCAATGCAGCGGTCGTCGTGGCAGCGGGTCTGGTCGCCTGGACTAACACGGCATGGCCCGACCTCGTTGTAGCGGCAGTGATCGCCGGGCTGTTTCTGCAATCCTCGTGGTCGATCATCCGCGACGCGCGGGCCGATTTGCGGGTGGCCACGTGAGGCCACGCCGGTCACCGGGCTTCGGGCGCCGGATCGTGCAGGCGGCATCAGGACCAGAATACGATCTCTCGGCCGCCGAGATAGACGGGGCCTGTCAGGGCTCCAGATCCTTTTTCCGGCGCGTCCGACTATAGTTTCGCCTCCACCCAATTCGCCACGATCAGTCCCGGCACCGCGTCGTGCGCCCGCTCGGCATCCCTCGCCAGATCAAGCCGCTTCGGCAACTTGACCTGCGGTACCAGCAGGAAGATCGGCGCGGTGACCTTTCCGCGCCCGGTCTTCGAGCGCGACACCACCGCTTGGCCCTTCGTGTTCAACCGGCCCTCCGCCACCAGCAGGCTCGGTCCGGTGCGACGATAGACGAAGCGGAGGCGCAGGCCACGGCGGCGCTCCCATTCGCCGGGCGTGATCCGGCCGCCGCGTAGGGACTTGCCTGCGGCAGGCAGCGGGATCGCCAGCCAGAACCCGTTCTTCGAGCGGATCAGCGGACCGGTGTCATGGGCACCGACGATCACCGGCGCCTTGGACCAGACCAGCGCCGCGGCGTCGAGGCTCTCGCCCGACCTCGGGAAGGTCTGGCTCCGGATCGAGTTGGCGAGCCGGGTGCCAAGGCCCGCGCCGGTGATCTGCAACCGCCACGCGGTCTTCAGCCCGGTCCCGGCCTCGCGCATGGCGGCCGTGACAGCGCGCTCCCCGGCCGTGATCTCCGCCTGCATCATCGCGACGATGTCGGGATCGATGTCGAGATTCAGCTTCATGCAGGTATCAGATACACAGTCCAGGCTAGCCGCTCGCGGTCGCGGACGGGCTCGCCCTGGACCAGGAAGGCGTCGCCGTCGATCTCGAGCCTGTCGCCCGGGCGCGGGTTCGCCACCTCTGCGACCAGCAGATCGATGCGGGTCGTCTCGGACCAGAGCCGGGCATCGCCGAACTCGGTGACGGCGTCAGCACGCCGGGCGACGACGCGCACCAGTACGGGCGCGCCGCCGTCAGCGATGTAGACGGCATCCCTTCCGATGTTCGGATCGGCGAAGAGGGCACTGAGGGCGACCGCGAAGGCGGACATCAGGTCCGCCGCGCGCTGCGCAGCACCTGCGGGCGGGTGCAGATCGGCAGCGGATTGCTCTCGATCTCCAGCCGCACCCACTCGTCGCGATCACGATCGGGGATGGTACGTGCGTAGAGCGGCTGGCCGAGGGTGTTGACCGTCTCGAAGGTGTCGGCGGGCGCGTAATAGATCTCGAACAGCCCCTCGATGCCTTCCGGATAGAAGTACGCCTTGTCGGTCGGCACGCCGAAGCCGACGCCGCCCCTGTAGCGGCGGAAGGTGATGCCGCCGAAGCTGACCTCGTCGGCGACCCGGCCCCGCAGGTCGGCCGCCGCGGCGGTGTTGAGATAGGTCTCGCGCACCTCCTTGTGGGCCACGAGATCGGCGAAGAAGGCCGAGCCGCATTCGGCCCGGACCTGCACGGCGCCGGCCGAGAGCCCGCCCATCGAGTCCTCGACGCTCTCGATCAGCGCCTGGCAGCGCTTGCGGAGCGCCCCCGAGGCCGGGCTTGCGTTGTCGAGGTCAAAGTCGATCTCGGCCGCCGGAGAGATGCCGAACTCGGTGAAGTAGTTCACCACCGTGGCGTGGTCCTTCGGGTCCTTCACCAGCCCCTGGATGCCGTTCAGGAGGTGGTACTCGAAGGTCGTCTCGGCGTCCTGGCGGAGCTTGCGCAGCCGATACGCGACCTCGGTCTGCACCTGCTGGGTGGCGCTCTCCGAGCCGAAGTCGCGGACGGACTGGATCTCGGAGGCCCAGAGCACGTCCTGCTTCTTGAACTGCCGGCAGACGAAGGCGCGCATCTCGCGCCGGTCGGGGACCTGCTGCTCGTAGGCCGAGCCGCGCTCGGAGAACGGGATCAGCGAGAGCGTGCCGTCGCGGCTCTCGATCACGACGGTGCGGGAGCGCACGCCGCGCGGGCTGAAGAGGTTCGAGCCTGACAGCAACGCGGGCTTGTAGGGGATGTTCTCGAGCGCGCGGGTGAGCTCGACGATGGTGAAGGCATCGCCTTCGAAGATGTCCATGGTGGCCATTTGGATGCCTCCTGTCGGGATTGGATCAGCGGACGAGGATGCCCGCGGCGAGGAGCGCCGTGTGGGCGGCCGCGATCTCGCCCTCGCTGGGGGTGCCCGCGAAGAAGAGGTCGTGGCGGTTGACGATGGCGGGTCCGCGAACGACGGCGACGGCGGGCGCATCGCCGGCGCTCGCATCCGCATTGCCCCAGAGCACCGCGACGGCTGTCTCGGTGCCGTCGACGGCGGCCGGGTCGTGGGCGGCGTATTTGCCCGAGGCGGTGATTTGGCCCAGCACCGTGCCGGGCTCGAGCGTGCCCGCGGCGACGGTGATCGTCTCGCGGGTGTAGTCGCGGAAGGCTTCCCAGACGAGGAAGCCGCCGGGGTGCGTGCCTTCGACCAGCGTGGTCATGGTGTCATCCTTTCAGCTTGAAGGTGCGGGCGACGATCTCGCCCCAGGGGCGCGCGGCCGAGGAACGGCCGGGCTGCGGGTGATGGGGCGCGATCTCGGGCTCGGCCTCGGCCTTGGCAGCGAGGAGCGCGGCGCGCACCTCGTCAAGGCTCGCGTCCTCTTCGAGGAAGCGGCCCGCCATCTGCGGCTGGCCCGCGAGGCGGCAGAGGTCGACCACGGCCCGGGCATGCCCGATGGCCTCCGCCCGGATCGCGGCAGGATCGGGCGGCGCGCCGCTGCGCGGTGGCGTCTCGGCAGGCGGCTGAGGAGCGTCGGAGGCGGCGGCCTGCTCGTCGTCGACATCAGACAGTTGATCGCCTTTGGAGGCGTCGTCGGTATCCTCGTCCGCTTCGACTGCGGCGCCGTCGGCCGCGTCGTCGGAGTCCTGATCCGCTTCGACCTGCTCTACCAACACCGGCGGCGCATTGCGGAAGCGCCCGATGTCGAAGTTCGCGGCGATGCGGACGGGCTCGATCAGCCGGTCGGCGAAGCCCTGCGCCACGGCGTCCGACGCGTCGAACCATGTCTCGGCGGCCATGAGCGCGGAGACCTCTTCCGGCGTCCGGCCGGATTTCGCGGCATAGCCGGAGACGAGGCTGCCCTTCACCTTGTCGAGCGCCTCGGCCATGGCGCGCATGTCCTCGGCCGTGCCCATGACGAGGCCGGCGGGGTCGTGGATCATCAGGAAGGCGTTCTCCGGCATGACGATCTCGTCGCCCGCCATCGCGATGTAGGAGGCAGCCGAGGCGGCGATGCCGTCGATCCAGACCGTGACCGGGCCCGCGTGCCGTTTCAGCGCGTTGTGGATAGCGACTGCGTCGAAGACCGACCCGCCGGGGCTGTTGAGCCGCAGATCGACGGGCGTGCCCTCGCGCAGCGCGCCGAGTTCCGCCAGGAACCCCTTCGCCGAGACCCCGTAGGCGCCGATCTCGTCATAGATCGCCACTTCCGCGCCGGTCCCCCGGGCGCGGATCGCATACCAGCTTGCCATGTCGTCACTCCTGTTCGGTGGCCGGATCGGTCGCCGCGGCGCCGTCGTCCGTATCGTTGCCGGCGCCATTGCCGGGCTCGGCCCGCGTTGCAGGCGTCGCGCGGGCGCCCTGCGTCTCGCCGGGGCTCGTGCGGTAGCGCAGGCCGAGACCTGTCGCGCGCGCGGCGTCGGCGGCGTTCTCGCGGTCGACTTCCTCGACGTCGTAGCCGGTGGCCTCGACCACCTTGCGCCGCGAGGTGATGCCCGCCTCCATCGCCAGCACCTGCGCCTGGATGTCCTTCAGCGGATCGACCCAGTCCCAGCGCGGCGGGATCCATTGCACCGGTCGCACCTTCGCGGGAGCGGCATCGAGCGCGCCCGACAGCACCGCAGTTTCGAGCCAGCGCATCCAGACCGCGCGGCAGAGCTGGTGCACGATCACGCCATGCTGCAGCTGGCCGATGCGCCTGCGGAACTCGACGAGTTCGGCGCGCAGGGACGAGTAGTTCGCCTGCCGCACATCCCCGGTGACGAGGTGATACGGCAGCCCCAGCGAGGCTGAGACCGCCAGCAGCGTGCGGTACTGGAACGCCTCGTAGCCGCCGCCGACATCCGCCGGCGACGAGAACTTCACATCCTCGCCCGGCAGCAGCACCTGCATCGTGCCGGGCTCGAGGCTCGCAATGGCGGCGCCGTCGAGATCCGCCTCGGCCTCGCCCATCATGGGCTCTTCGGGCGCGGTCTTGGTGATGAAGCCCGCGAACATCGCCGCGGTCTTCTTCCGGTCGAGTTCGGCGTCGTCGTACTGATCGAGCAGGAACAGCCGCACCATCGCGGGTGCGATATGCGGCAGTCCCCGGATCTGGCCCGCGTCGATGGGCCGGTAGATGTGCAGCACGTCGGCCGCCGGCACGCGCACCGTCTCCGGAATGTCCGCCCCCTGGTCGGTGCTGTCGCCCGGATGGCGGCGGCGGAAGTGGTAGGCCACGCGCCGGCCGATCCCGTCGAACTCGATCCCGCATCGGATGCGGTTGCCGTTTCCCGCCGTCTCCGTCTTCTCGAAGGGCAGCATCTCCGACTGTAGAAGCTGCAGCTGCACCGGGACCAGCAGCCCATCCTCTGCGCGACGGGGACGCAGCCGGACGAAGCATTCGCCCGCGACGAACATCTCGCGCGCGACCATGGCCTGCAGGCCGTAGAAGTCGGTCAACGCGTCCGCATCGGCCTCGTCGGTCCAGGCGAGCCAGAGCCGCTGCACCCTGTCGCGGAGATCCGCGTCCCCGATCAACGAGGACGGCTTGATCCCGTCGCCGACGAGGTTCGCGGCGAAGGCCTCGCAGGCGTTGGTGGCATAGCCGTTCGTGACCACCAATTCGCGAGACCGAGCCAGCAGCCGCGGGCCGCCCGAGGCGACCAGCGCGTTGATGTTCTCGAGCGGCGGGTTCCAGCCGCGCAGCCGCCGCTTCGCCATGGCGCCTTCGAGACGGGCGCGCACGGCAGCGGGACCGCCGGGGGCGCGGCGGCGGAAACGGTCGAAGAGGCCCATGGCTCAGAGCCCCTTTGCTGTCGTCACGCGCAGCTGCCGGACAATCCGACGCCCCTCGGCCGCGGCGATCTCGCGATCCAGCGCCTCGATGGCCCGGTCGATCTCGGCCACGCTCCGATAGTCCACGGTCTTGCCGTCATAGCTCACCCGAGCCACCCCCGAGGACCGCTGCGCGGTCAGCGCGTCGCGGCGGGCGCGGAGCTCTGCGGCCGTGGCCATGGATCACCTCATGTAGCTCGAGCGCACCGTGCGCCGGCGCGGCGTCTTTCGTGTCGGGCCGGACGGCACCGTTGCCGCACCGTCCGTTGGCCCGTCCTGCTTCGCCACACCGAGCTGGGCCTCCAGATCGGCCCACCGCGCCTCCGGCCAGCGATCCGCCCCGAGGATCCACGCGGCCGCGCGGGCATAGACCCGGGTGTCCAGCGCCTCGTTGCGCTCGCGGAGCTTCTGCCATTCGAGCCGCGTGAAGCCACGCTTGCCCTTCACCGTCACCAGCTGCTCGGCGGTCAGCTGCTTGAGCCATTCGCCGTCCGCCCAGTCCGGCAGGTGGATCGTGCCGGGCGGGCACAGAGCGCCCACCGCCTGTTCCTCCCTCGTCGGCCGGTCCTGCCGCAGGAAGCGATAGGTCTCGGCCTTGAAGGTCGAGGTGGCCACGGTCCAGAGCCGGGCCCCGCGCCGGAGCCGCTTGCCGGCGACGGTGGCATCGACATAGGTCGGCCCGGTCACCGGGCTCGTCCGGGTGAACCCCTCGACACCCTTCACCGGCGCAACCTGCGCGAACCCGACCTGGCGCGACCAGGCATAGACCGCGCTGGTCTCGTAGCCCGTGTCGATCGCGAGCCGGGCGAGCGACAGCAGCTGCCCCGAGGCGTGCGTCCAAGTCCGTCCGAGCAGATCCGTCAGCTGCTGCCAGCAGGCCGGATCACCGGGGCCGCCCTCGAGCACAAGGTGATCGACGAGCCAGCTTTCCAGCCCGCGGCCCCAGGCCCAGACGTCGACCTCGATCCGGTCCTTCTGGACGTCGGCGCCCGCGGTCAGGAACAAGCCGCGCTCAGGGACCGTGCCCGGGGACCACGCTTCGCGCCGGTCGGCCAGCCGCTGCCAGTCGGGCGCCTCGCCGGTCTCCATCCAGGTCTCGCCGAGGATGGTGTTCCGGAACGCCCGCATCGCCTCGTCGCTGCCCCGTGCCGCCTCGTGCGCCCGCGCGATCCGCTGCCAGCTGAGCCACCCGACCGGCGAATAGAGCGCCGACAGGTGATAGCCGACGGTCGTCGGATCGGCGGTCGTCACCGTCGCGCGCCACTCGCCGCGCTCGAGCATCCGCGTCTTGTGGTGCTCGGCGATGGGCCGCTCGCAGCCCTCGCAGAGATACTCGGCCGTCTCCGGCCGCCCCTTTTCCCAGCGCAGCCGCTCGAACTTCAGCCACTGCATCGCGTCACAATGCGGGCACGGCACGAAGTAGCGCCGCTGGTCGGACGCCTCGAACTCCCGCTCGATGCGCGACAGCCCCCGGATCGTCGGGGTCGAGACAAGGAACACCTTGCGCCTGTGGGCGAAGGTCAGCGAGCGCGCTTCGGCCAGCGTCACCGGATCGCCTTCCTCGTCGGCCGAGGCCGGATAGGCATCGACCTCGTCGAGGAAGATGTAACGCGCCGGGGTGGACCGCAGCCCCACCGCCGAGTTCGCCCCGGTCATGATCAGGATGCCGCCCGCGAACTCCTTCGAAAGCATCGTGTTGCCCGCGTCGCGGGACCGGGCCGGTTTGACCCGCTCCCGCAGCTCGGGGCTCTCGTCGATCAGCGGGTCGATGCGCTGGCGCGAGTTCCGCTTGGCCAGTTCCACCGTCGGCTGGACCGCGAGCATCGGCCCCGGCGCCTGGTGGATGACGAAGCCGATCCAGTTGTTGCCGGCCTCGGTCGCGCCAACCTGCGCGGCCTTCATGAAAACGATGCGCTGGGTCGGATCGCCGGGCGAGAGCCGGTCCATGATCTCGCGCATGTAGGGCGTGCGCGCGGTCCGGTACTGCCCGGGCTCGGCCGAGGCGCGCGAAGCGAGTTTCCGGTGGCGGTCGGCCCAGCTCGAGACGGTCAGGTCCGGGTCGGGCCGCAGGCCCCGCGACCAGGCACGGATCAGCGCGGCGGACCCGTCGAATCCGACAAGATCGTCATCCAAGCCCGGGTCGGATCTCCGCGAGGCTGTCGAGCTGGGCGCGGACATGGGCCTCCAGAACCTTCTGCATCAGCGCCGCCTCCACCTCGCACGCGTCCCCCAGCGCCGCGGTGAGCTCCGAGGCCATAAGCGCCGCGACGCGCGCCGGCCAGGTCACCCACGCATCGCGTTCGTCGCGCGCGAGCCGGAACATCAGCGTCTCCGCCCGGGCGCGGTCGACCAGTTCCCCCTTCAGCTTCTGCAGCCGGATGCGCCGCTCCTGTGCCTTCAGCACCTCGTTCGCGGTCTTGGCCTGCAGGAAGGTCGTACCGCCGCCGACGGCCGGGGCGGCCAGCCCCTGTTCCCGTAGCGTGTCGCCGACGGCGGCGACGGCGGCCTCGGGCACGGGTTTCAGCTTCGGCGCGGGCGGCTCGCGGGTCTTCGACGGGTCGGTCGTCTCGGCTCGTCGCTTGTCCGAAGCCGCGGCGTCGATGCTGCCATCCTCGTGCAGGACGAGCCGCCCCGCCGTCTTCGCCTTCTGGATCGCGCCGCGCGACAGCCCGACATGGGCGGCATACTGGCGCTCGCTCATGCCCTGCATCGCCAGCCCCGATTATCATTCAAAGTCAGGCGCTTATGTCGTTGATAAGCCTCGCGGACAGAGCGAACGTCCATCCCACGAGGACGATGCAACTCACCCGGAGCCACAACGATGACCACGCGCCTGAACCCGATCACCACCCCGCGCTTTGAGGCCCGCGCCGACAAGGCCCGGCGCAACAAGGAAGCGGCGCTCGCCGCCTTCATCGGCAAGAAGGCCGAGATCGACGAGATGCTCGCCCGCCTGCAGGCGCTCAGCGACGACCATTTCAACTGCCACCCCGACGAGGTGGGCTGGGCCATGGTCGGCACTCTCGAACACTACGCCAGCCTGCTGAAGCGCATCACCGACAGCGCCTTTGGCGAGGGCGAGCACGCCCGCTGACCTCCGGCACTGCCGGAACTCCCGCCGCGCCCCATGCGCGGCTCGGGGTCGTAGAAGGTGCCGCATGACGCGGGCCTCGAACACGGAGACCCCAGATGACCAAGCTTTCCGACACCCAGCTCGTGATCCTCAGCGCCGCCGCGCAGCGCGACGACCGCAACGTCCTGCCGCTTCCCGGCTCGCTCCGCGGCGGCGCCGCCGCCAAGGTGGTCGGCGCGCTCCTGAAGCGCGCGCTGATCGCAGAGAAAGCGACCGACAGCGAGACCAAGGCGGACGCCGCCCTCAACCGCATCTGGCGCAACGACGAGGACGGCCGCGCCATCCTCCTGCACATCACCGATGCAGGCCTCGCCGCCATCGGCGTCGAACCGGAAGGCGGCGCCAGTGCGCCCACGGGCGTCGACGCAGCGCCGAGCGCGGAAGCCCCGCGGGACGCCCCCGCCGAGGGCGAGCCCGCGCCCAAGGCGCGCACACCGCGCACGGGCACCAAGCAGGCGAAACTGATCGAGATGCTTCGCGCCAAGGGCGGCGCGACCATCGACGAAATCGTCGAAGCCACGGGATGGCAGCCTCACACCGTTCGCGGGGCATTCGCCGGGGCGCTGAAGAAGAAACTCGGGCTCGAAGTCACCTCCGAGAAGGTCGAGGGCCGCGGGCGGGTCTATCGCTTGGAGGGCTGATCTCGTCTGATCGCAGGACCGAAATCGCGCCGATAAGGCAGCCGACGACGAACATGGCCGCCGCTCGCATCGAGCGGCGGTCTTGTCGTTCTGACACGGATCGCCTCAAAGAGCCGCCGCAGGACGTAGGATCGCGCGATGCTCACCACCGTGAACACCGCCCCCATCTTCAGGTTCTGCGCGAGCGTCGTGTGCAGCCCGAAGACCGGGAAGATCAGGATCTGCGTCACGACGGCGACCCCGTAGCCCACCCCCACGTTGACGATGGCCTCGACCAGCGACATGGCCCGGCTCTGCTTCATTGCGCCCCCTCATCCATCGGCCAGCAATTGAGCCGCGAGAGTTCGGAGCGCATGCGCCGCGACCAGCGGGACCACTCCGTTGCCACAGAGCCGAAGCCGGTCCACCCGGTGGGCCAGCCCATCAGCGCCTCGACGAAAGCTGGGTTCAAGGTCCGGGGCGTGTCGCAGGAATGCGCGCCAGCCATCGGTGTCACCAGGACCTGGCGGCCAAGCAGGCCGTTCACCGGCGTATTCGTCAAGCTCGTCGCCCCGTCCTTGTGATCCCGCGCCGTCGGCGTCATCCAGAGGCGCATCAACTCCGTCCGATTCCCGCCGCTCGACCGCGTCCCCGAGCAGGCGCGCGGGGTGGGCCACGTGGTCGCGTTCGCGGATGGCGAGGATGAAGAGCCGCTCGCGCCGATGCGGCGCACCGACTTCCGCCGCCGTGAAGAGGCCTGCCGCAAGCCTGTAGCCCATGCCGACCAGTCCTCCGGCGACATCGGGGAAGCCGAGGCGGAGATGATGGGCGACATTCTCGAGGAACACGAAGGGCGGCTCGATCTCGCCGACAATCCGGGCGACATGCGGCCAGAGGTGCCGCGGGTCGTCCGCGCCCCGGCGCTTGCCCGCGACGGAGAACGGCTGGCACGGATAACCCGCAGTGACGATGTCCACCGCGCCGCGCCACGGGCGACCGTCGAATGTTCCAACGTCGTCCCAGACAGGCGCCGGATCCAAGGCCGCGTCTTCCATCCGCGCCACAAGGATGGCCGCGGCGTAGGCGTCCCGCTCGACGTGACCCACAGTGCGATATCCGGGTAGTGCGAGGTGCAGCCCGAGGTCGAGCCCGCCGACGCCGGAGCAGAGCGAGAGGCCGAACAGGCACGCGTCGCCGGCTCCGGCAGGCAGGCCGGAGGAAGGTAGAGCCACGCCATCCACGTCGTCAGGCCGCGTGGGCCCCCTCGGCCGCGGCCGGGGTCTCGCCCAGCCGCTCGGCCTTCACCTCGGCGAAGGTCCGTCCGTCGCCGTCGAGAATGGCCTCCTTGCCGGTCTCGGCCTGCCAGCGTTCGACGGCGACATCGACATAGGCGGGGCTGATCTCCATCGCGAAGACGCGGCGGCCGTTGGCCTCGCCCGCCATGATCTGAGAGCCGGAGCCCGAGAAGGGCTCGTAGCAGAGACCGCCGCGGGCGACGTGCTGGCGCATCGGGATGCCGAAGGCGTCGAGCGGCTTCGGGGTCGGATGGTCGGGCCGCTCGTCCTTCGCGAAGCCGGGCATCTCCCATGTCGAGGGAAGCGTCTGCTCGGCCACCTTCGGCGGCCGATTGGGACGGCGCCAGCCCATGAAGCAGGGCTCGTGCTTCCAGAGATAATGCGAGCGGGTGAGCACCCCGCGATCCTTCACCCAGATGATCTGCTGATGGACGAAGGCGCCCGCTTTATCCCAGCAGGCCTCCAGCATCGCCTGGCGGCGTGAGGCGTGCCAGCAGTACCAGGCGGCGTCCTCGGCGATGGCCTCGGCGACGGCCGCCGAGATGAACCCGTCGTAGAGTTCGGCGCCCTGCGAACTGTCGTCCCAGGTCGTGCCGTAGGACGCCGACCAGTCCTTGTTCCGGGTCGGGTGGTTCGAGCCGTCGTAGTCGACGAGGTACGGCGGGTCGGTTGCGAACAGGATCGCCCGCTCGCCATTCATCAGGCGGCGCACATCGTCGTGGTTCGTGCTGTCGCCACAGAGCAGCCGGTGGTCGCCGAGGATCCAGAGATCGCCCGTGTGCGACGCCGGATTGCGCGGCGGTTCGGGGATGGTCACCGGCGGCACGGAGCCCCCGGCGCCATCCTCTTCTTCACCGCCCCCGTCCGGATCGAGGGCCAGGAGCTTGTCCAGTTCGCCGTCCGAGAAGCCGACCAGCGACAGGTCGTAGTCGTCGGCCAGTAGCTCCTGCAGTTCCGCCGAGAGTAGCGCCTCGTCCCACGTCCCGAGTTCGGTCAGCTTGTTGTCAGCCAGACGATAGGCCCGCCGCTGCGCCTCGGTCAGGTGGCCCAGCACGATCACCGGCGCTTCAGTCAGACCTAGCTGCGTGGCGGCCAGCACGCGGCCGTGGCCCGCGATCAACTCGCCGTCCTCGCCGACGAGGCAGGGCACGGTCCAGCCGAACTCGGCCATGCTGGCGGCGATCTTTGCGACCTGGTCGGGCCCGTGCACCTTCGCGTTCTTCGCGTAGGGTTGGAGGCGCGCAAGCGGCCACATCTCGATCCGCTCGGGGGCGAAGGCGAGGTTCATGCAGGTTCCTGTCGATGATAGGTCGGCATCCGCCTGGCTGGACTCCGGCGCGATGGGGTCCGCCGGCTTCCGGCTGGACTCCGGCATCCGCGGGGAATCCACCACGCGCGGCCGGTCAGATGCTTGAATTCACGAGGGTTTCGTGGCGTCGCGGGTGGACGCTAGATTCCGGTGGCTTCCCAAAAAACCGGCCCTGACGCTGGCGAAATGCCGAGCCAAGCCCGCCAGCATACGTTTCGGCCCGGAAAGGAACCGAAAAACAATGGCTTGGCGGGCTGGACCCCGGCTGGACCCCGGAAGCCAGCCCCGGTGTCCACCGCGGGATCAGCGCCGGTCCGTCCGAGCGCACGACCCCGAGTATATCGCCATGGATACCGTCAGAAGGGCGATCCGTCTCGCCGTCCGGTGTCTCGCCGAAAAGTGTCTCACGCGCCCGTCGTGCCTTGACAGGCTCGGTGCGCCGCCTGCGCCACGACGAATTCCATCGACCGCTTCTGCGGCACGCGCCTCCCGTTCAACCGCCAGACGATGACCGCGATCCCGTATTGCCAGCGCCGGTTCGCAGTGGCGCGGCTGATGCCGAGTTCCCAGCAAATCGGCTTCCACGGCTTTCGGTTCGCCCGGAGCCAGAGCAGGCGCGCGTCGGCAGGGTCGAGCCAGCGCAGCCAGAGCAGAGCATCCTCGGCCTGCGTGAGGTCACGCGGCCCAGGCTTGGGTCGTCGCATCCGAGGCTCCTGGCCCACTTGGTCCGCGAAGCTGTGGAAGTACTCGGGCCAGGCGTTGAAGTAGCCCTGCGGCTTCACCTCGGGCAGCGATCGGAACACGTCGGCGGCGCTCTCGAGCCGATCCTCGACCATGGTGGGCGTCCACTCAGCCATTGGCGGCCTCCCGGTCGCCCGCACGTGGCCCGTAGAGCTTCTCCGCGAGCTGACGCACCAGCTCGCGCTCCGGCCAGGTCAGCCGGTCGTCGTCGACGGAGACGGCGAGCACACCCTCGTCGTGCCAGCCATCGCGCTTCACCTGGTCGGGATCCCTTCGCGTGCCGCCATATCCTTTCGGGTACCACCTCATCCCAGGCCCCCATTCGTCTCGATGGCCCAGTGGAGGATGGCGATGGCGTCGGCCTCGTTGTCGTCGGCGGGTGAGAACCCGAGGGCGCGGGCCGCGGCAATCATCGCCTCCTTGGGAGCGTTGCCCTTGCCAGTGGCGTGCCGCTTGATGGTTCCGACCGGAACGCCCTCGTAAGGAACGCCGCGCAGTTCGGCCCACGATGTGAGCGTCGCCATCAGACCGCCGTAAATGTGGGCCGCGTCGGTCCCGGCGTGCCGGCGGACCTCTTCGAACCAGATCACGGCGATGGGCCCCGACAGCCGGTCGAGTTCGGTCAGCCAGTTGGTGAACCGCAGGTAGCGCATGCCACCGCCGTCGAATCGTCCGGGCCGGAAGCTGACCGTGCCGCTGGTGATCAGTCCGTCATGGCTGCGCATCGCCCAGCCGGTCGTGGTGCCGAGGTCGAGGGCGAGGATGCAGGACCGGCTGATCGCGCCCGGTTCGGGGCGGACGTCCTGCGCGGGGATCGGTGTGTTCATCGTGAAGGCTCACAAGCTGTGGGCCTTCGGCTTCGGTCACCGCAAGATGTAGCATCCGGCGGTCCTCGGCCAAAGCGAAAACGACCAGGGACGACGCGGCCGGCGAAGATCGACGCGCTGCCCGTCCCGGTCCCAACCTCCAAACGCGTGGTCCCAACCTTCGAGGGGGTTGGGACAGCCTTTTATCGTTTCACTCCAATGGCTTGAACGGATGTGGTCCCAACCTCGGTGTCCCCAACGGGGGTCCTTCTCTTTTCGTATAGAAAAACATGTTCCCGACCTTTTCCGTTCTCCCACATGAATGTGTAGCAAAAGGTTGGGACCACAGGGTGAGGTTGGGGACACCTTTGTTTTTGAACGACTTTTCGTGTCCCCGACCCCCTCGGGAGGTTGGGACAGGGTTGGGACCACGGGGGAGGTTGGGACAGAGCGTCGTTCCGAGGACGGTGCGAAAGCTCGAACGCTCAAGCGACGGCTAGGGGCGTAATTCCGTCGTTCGTTGTAGCTGCGACGGATAGGGCTCTACGTTCGGCTGTTGAACGCATGTTTGGTTGCAGGGGCTGGGGACATCGGGGAACAGAGAAGATTGTGGAATCGATTGAGAGCTAAGCAGGCGAATGTCGATCAGAGGGCCGGATCGTATAGCGTCCTCCCGCTGGCGCCTCGTCGGAGATTTCTGTTTTGCAAACAGTAGCTTTGCGATGCATACTCCCGTTTCAGGAGGCAAGTAAGCTGAAGACGTCTGCAGGTTCCAAAGATCGTCAAAGCGCCGTGAGACTTCTCGCATGCATCGTCGCAGGTGGCCGCCCGGCGAACCGCGACGAGTGGGGCGAGGAGGTCATTTCGGTTCTTGAGGGTCAGGCTCGTCTTCAAGCTCTCGACTTCTGGATGCGCTACCCGGACTACCTCGCGAACGAGTTGCTAAACACCTACGAGGCAGGAGGCGCGGGCCATCTTCTCACGACGGCGAGGCGCATCTTCGACGACCGGGAGCCAGACCTGCGGCACCTTCCAATGATCCGCTATCACTTCGGCGCCTACGAGCCCCTCGACAATGCGTTGTCGATCTTGAGGGCCACAGATCTTATCCGGATCGAAAGAACGGGCCAGCCGGGGAAGGTCAAGCAGCACGCCTACCTGCTTACGCGCCACGGTCGCGATGCGCTGGAGACCTTGGCTGCAGAGGCGCCCGAGCTCGCTTGGTACCGCGATCGCGCGCTGCTCGTCGCAGAAGTCGCGGGCGTTCAGGGCGGCAGTAAGCTGAAGGATCGTCAGTACCTCCAAGAGGAATATGCCGATACCGATCTGTCCCAGCCTATACGACCGATCACCGCCCGTGTGTTGGAACGATTGCAGAAACTGGAAGGCGGGTGCGAGCCATGAGCGGGAATTGGTTGGAGACGATAGCCGAGAAGTCGGACCTGCCGCCGCACGAGGCCAGCCAACGGCTCCGCAGGTGGGGGGTCGTTCCGGATCGCGCGGCGCGGCCTGCACCATCGTTCATCATCAAGCGTCTTGCGTTCTCTGGCGAGAAGAAGGGCAAGATACTGGGTCGCATCGATTTCGAATGGGGAGGGCTTGGGCCGGGGGTCTGGGCGGTCACTAGCGAGACCAACCTGCGGGGTAAGTCGACCGTTCTTGAGGTGATGCTCTGGTGTTTGCGGGGAAAGCCAAAGGGTTTGCAGGACGACGTTCGCAGTTGGCTTTCGCGCGTCGTCCTGGAGTTCGGCGTGGAAGCGGAGCGATACCGGGTTGCCTTTGATTTGGTCGATAACATGCCGAATGGCCGCCTTGAGCGGCTTGATCTGGACGGTGCATATCATGAGCTCGACCACTTCACGTCCGACGAGGGCTTCGCCCTGGTGATGGCGCAGTTCATGATGGATGCTCTCGACCTCGAAGTTCTCCGGGCGATGCAGGGACCCACAGGAGAAAAGAAGGAAGTCGAGCACGGATGGCTCGCTCTCTCGAACGTCTTCTACCTAGGCGGTGAGCACATGGTGCTGTTGGGAGGAGATGTGCAGGCGGCCGGCCTGCCGGCGCGGCTCTTCCAAATGTATGTCGGGCTTCCTTGGGCGCACACCAAGGCAATGGTCACAACCGCGAAGAAAGAGCTCGATCAGAGGCGGACGAACGCGGACCGAGCGACGCAACGATCTGAGGCCGAATCCAAGGAGGCCCGCGAGCGCCTCGAGCGGGAAATCGACATCGCGCGTAAGCAGTTGAATGCACTGCCCTCGGAGACGACGACGGCCGAGGCGTTGGCTCAAGCAGGTCATGCGGTCACGTCGGCGACGACCAAAATGGCCGACCTGCAGGCGCGCGCGACCAAGTCCGATGCGGATGCGGAGCAAATCATAGCGGAGGCTCTGGCAGACGAACGCGCCGTCAGAGATCTCCGTGAGTCGATCGTGGCATCGCGGTTCTTCAACGGCCTGAAGCCCAAATGCTGTCCGCGATGCGAGACCGAGGTACCGACAACCCGAGTCAAGGCGGAGGTCACTGACCTGGCCTGTTCGCTCTGTGCTGAAGCTATTACCGAGGATCGTTTGGAAGACGTCAGCGAAGAGCTCGAAGCGGCGGAAGCCCGGGCCAGCGCATCAAAGGCCGCGGCAGATCGCGCGAAGTCGGCCCGATCAGCGGCGCAATCGGCTTTGAAGGCAGCCAAGGAAGCGCTTGGCGCCGCGCAGGCCGAGCTTGCCGAGCTCGCAAAGGGGTCAGACTTTACGGCCAAGCGAAACGCTGAATTGGAGCTGGCCCGCCTCGAGGGTGCGCTGGAGGAACGGAGCACAGCGCCGAAGGAGACCGCGCCGGACCCCGACGCAGAACTGATCGCGGTTGCAGAGAAGGAGACGGCCAAAGCCTACGACGCGGGCCGGACGGACATCATCGACGCTCTGAATGCAGAGATCCTGCCACTCGCGCGCAGGCTCGGCATCGAAGCGCTTGAAAGCGTCACGCTCGATAGCGGCGGCAAGATGAAAGTGGAGAAAGGTGGGACGACCACGTCCTTCACCAAGGTAACGGCCGGGGAACGGCTGAGGCTCCGCCTCGCGACCGCGGTCGCGCTCCTCCGGGTTGGCCGTCGGCTTGGGATTGGGCGTCACCCGGGCCTGCTTATCATCGACTCGCCCAGCAAGGAGGAGGTGACCAAGGTTAACCTCGAAGCCCTTCTCGTCGAGTTGCGGACTATCGCTGAAGAAATCGAAGATATGCAAGTCATCGTCGCAGGCACCGACGCAGACGAGATCGTCCGCGCCCTCGGCGAAGAGCACTGCCGCACCGCGCGTGGTGAAGAGTATGTCTGGTAGGGGCAGATTGCGGGGTCAGGCGTGAATGCGCGAACGACCCTTGAGAGGAGCGTATCCGAAGGCAAGCCCCCTACGGTCAATGAGCTCGGCGGGGTCGGTGCAATCTTGGCTGAGCGAGACGCCATCTTGGCGAGCCCGTTCCTTGATGTCCTGGTCGAGAGTATCGGGAGCGGATCGAAGGACGAACAGACGGCCCTCGCCGAACTCGTAGTGGACGGGTTTCGCATGGCCGATAGGCCTACGGTCTTCCGGGATGCGACTGAAGCGCTTCTGTCGCATCCCGACTTTCGAGCGCTGTCACGCGGCCATCTGGTAAAGGTTCTGATCGACCGGGTCAGCGGACGACGGAATGGAAACGACGCGCTCATCGCGGCCTATGCGTTGGAGGCAATGTTCCGCCTTGGTCTAGAGGATCGCCGAGCACGACTGGAGACTCTCCTGCTTTTTGAAGACCTTGACGCGGAAGACAACGGGCTGTTCCTACAGCACGCCGTCAGGATTGTCGGCGTGGCCTATCATCATTGGGGAGAGCCGGACTTGAGGGAAATCCTGATCCGGCTTCAAGCAAATGGCGAGGCGGCGGACGAGGCGGCGTTCGAACTTGCAATGATCGCCTTTGCGGACGCGCTGAACGCCGACGACATGGCACACGTCGAGTCGATGATGCGCGACGCACGAGCACTGTTTCAGAGCGTCCTGAGGTACGACAGGGAGCGCCTCGACGCGGCCCTGCACGTGGCGGTGATAGATATCGTCTCGTCCTTTGCCGGAGACGACGTCGATGGGCTCGCCGATCGTATCGAAGAGCTCGGCCGGCTCTTGGCCGAGCGGCATGATCAGTTGGGGATCGGCGTTATGCCGAGCTGGCTCGCGCCGCGCATGGGCCGCGAGATTGAATGGTGGGCGCTGCTTCGGCTACTACGCTCAGTCGACAGTGACCTTCGCCGAGAGAGCTGGCTCGACGCCGGCAGGATCATGGAGCAGGTCCTTGCCGTCTACGATGCCGAGCGAACGGTCTCGATTGGCGGTGCCTTGCACACGCTCTTCGCGCCCCGGATTGAGGCAGCATTCATCCGGAGCCAAGGACTCGCGGCTCACCTCCAGGATCTTCTAGAAATTGAGGATTGGACGCCCGAGGAGCGACCGGTCGCGGAGGCTCTGCAAGAGCAAATCACGAAGCGGGCGAAGGATAAATTTCCTTCGCGAATAGACGGGGAGGATGGCGCACTTTCTGAGCTCGGCGCCCTCCTCCAAGACCCTGCACTACTGAGCCAGATCCCCGAGCAGATGGCCCGCAAGCTGGAAGGCATGCTCGCAGATAAGATTCGCGGCAAAAGAAGACGTTTGCGCCGCGATGTTCAGCGCGTTTGCCATTCGATCTCAGCAGGGCTGATCGATGCCGCTGACTATGGCGGCGAGGTTCGCACTGCGTTCGATGAATTGGTCCAGCAGGTCGTCGCCTTCTGCGATGATCGCCAGAACGCCGATCTGTCCCAGATGCCGGAGCGGGGCGCTTATCTAAGGAAAGCCGACGCGATCGAGAACGATCTCCAGCAGGACCTTCGGGAATGGTTGCGTGGCAACATGCCGGGTGTAGGGATCTTCCCGGAGGTGCCGGGCATGGCTGCTGGTCGGTCGGACCTATACATTGATTTCAGCGACACTCAGTTCGTAATCGAGCTGAAGCGGCATCATGGTGTCGTAAGCCAAGATGTCGCCCGCAGGTACCGTGCTCAGGCAGTTGCCTACCAGGCTACTGGGCCAAAGCTCGGGCTACTTGGCATACTCGAACTGGCCGATCGACCGGGGCCGCCCCCAAGTCTAGTCGAGTGCATCTGGAGCGACTCCCATGTGCCCGAGGGGAGTACCCTGATGAGGCACCTCGTCGTGTTCAAGGTTCCGGGCATGCTGAAGCCGCCATCAAAGATGACTTAGCGGCTTGGTCTCGCTCAGTTCGATGGTTGGAGACGCACTGCAACCTGCGCGCATATGGCCACATGAACCGCGCCGGGTTTTCCGGAGGCTGATTGGGATTAGTTACGCGGCCATGTCTTCAGCTTCCAGAGCGGCGTAGAAGTTTGCCTCCGCTTCGGCCGGCGGGATGTTCCCGATCGGCTCGAGCAGGCGGCGGTTGTTGAACCAGTCTACCCATTCGAGGGTGGCATATTCGACAGCCTCGAAGTTGCGCCACGGCCCACGACGGTGGATGACCTCGGCCTTGAACAGGCCATTGATCGTCTCCGCCAAGGCATTGTCGTAGCTATCGCCGACACTGCCGACGGAAGGTTCGATGCCGGCCTCGCCCAGCCTCTCGGTGTATTTGATCGACAGGTATTGCGACCCGCGGTCGGAATGGTGGACGAGCCCCGCGCCCTTGGCTGGGCGGCGATCGTGGACAGCCTGTTCGAGGGCATCGAGAACGAAGCCTGCGTGGGCTGTTTGGCTCGCCCGCCAGCCGACGATCTTGCGGGCATAGGCATCGATGACGAAGGCGACATACACAAACCCCTTCCAGGTGGCGACGTAAGTGAAATCGCTGACCCAGAGCATGTTCGGCGCAGGCGCGCGGAACTGCCGGTTCACCTTGTCCAGCGGGCACGAGGCCTTCTTGTCGGGGATCGTAGTCTTGTGCGGCTTGCCCCGGATGATGCCTTGAATACCCATGTCCTTCATCAGTCTGGCGACTGTGCAACGGGCGACATCGAAGCCTTCCCGATCCAGCTGACGCCAGACCTTACGCACGCCGTAGACGCGCCAGTTCTTTTCGAAGACACGCTCGATCTCGGGCCGCAGCGCTGCGTCGCGCCGGGTGCGATCCGACAATCGGGCCGGATCGGCCCGCTTCGCCAGGTGATCGTAGTAGGTTGATGGGGCGATCGGCATAACCTTGCAGATCGGCTCGACCCCATGCTCACCGCGATGTTCGTCGATGAACCCGACCATCACTTCGACCGGCGGTCGAGCTCCGCCATCGCAAAATACGCACTCGCCTTACGCAGGATCTCGTTTGCCTGGCGCAGTTCCCGGTTCTCCCGCTCCAGCGCCTTCATCTTCTCGGCCATGTCTGCCGGGATACCAGCGCGCTTTCCGCTATCGACCTCGGCCTTCTTGACCCACTCGTTCAGGGTCTGGGGCGCACAGCCGATCTTCGCGGAAATCGACATGACTGCCTGCCAGCGCGATCCATGCTGACCCTCATTGTCGAGAACCAGGCGCACTGCACGCTCGCGCACTTCGGGGGAAAACTTGTTCGTCGTCTTGCTCATGATGCTCCATCCTACTCAGGAGTTGGAGCCTCCGGCAAACCCGGAGCGGTTCAACATGACCTTCACTGAAGCGCGATTATAGAGTGTTCCGGACGATCCGGATCAGAAGATTCTGTAGAGTGCTTCAGGGCGCCAACGGCTCGCTGCTAAGCAGCAACAGAGATGATCCCCACGGTCCGTTTTGGGCCGTTTTGCAGTCTCAACACGAGCCTACCTGACACCCTTCCGATACCGCCACTCCCGTGGCGCCTCGCGCCCGCCCTCGTCGCGCCGTCGGTACCGCTCCCAGCCGTTGGCCTTGAGGTAGGCCGAGACGCGCATCTGGTCTCCGCGGGTCCATCGGGCCGGTTCGAGCCCGATGGCCTCCTCGAGGATTTCGCCGACCGACACATCCTTCAGCGGCTCCGGGCGCGGCACGCTCTCGGTGCGGGAGTTGCCGTAGTCGGGGAAGCCGTCCGAGACGGTGCGGGTCTCGTGGGTCAGCCAGTGCTCGATCAGGTCGTCCCAGGCGTCGGACTGGTAGCGGCGGTCCTGCTCCTCGCGGGCTTCGGCCAGCAGCGCCGGGTCGTCGATCCACCAGATCGCGCCGGCGCGGAAGTGGTGGACGGCTTCGGCCCAGAGCTGGTCCCGGTCCCGGGCGAGCGCCGCAATGTCGATGGTGCCGCAGCGGAGCGGCCAGAAGCGGCGGTTGCCGGTCTCGTCCCGCAGATAGGTGTCAGGGTTCACGGTGCCGGCGAACACGCACTGGCGCGGCACCTCGACGGTGTACCGACCGTAGGGCGGGCGGAAGCGGTCGGTGGTGCGGGTCAGGAACGCCTTGATGCGCGAAACCTCTGCGCGGCCGATGGCGTCGAGTTCGGCGATCTCCACGATCCAGACGCCCTGCATGTGCAGCGCTGCGTCCTTCGAGCCGAGTTCCGGCAGCTCGTCGGTGAACCATTCCTCACCGGCGAGCACCTTGATCGCGGTGGACTTGCGCGCGCCCTGCGGCCCCTCAAGGATCAGCATGTGGTCGGCCTTGACGCCGGGGCGATAGATGCGGGCGACGGCCGAGATCAGCCAGAGCGCGCCGATGGTGTGGTTGAACGCTGTGGGCTCGGCGCCGAGATAGGTGCTCGTCCACGTCTCGATCCGGGGCGTGCCATCCCATGTCAGGGCGTCGAGCCAGTCGCGGACGGGATGAATGCGCAGCTCGCGGGCGACGGCGCCGACAGCGCGGCTGACGACGACCGGGGCCACGTTGATGCCGCGGAGTTGCAGCCATTCGGCGGTGCGGATGTCGTCGGCGTCTTCCCAGGGGCGCGGCAGGGAGGCGGTTCCGGCGTCCCACGGCAGCGGCTGACGCACCACGATCTCCTGTCCGAACTCGTCGAAGGCGAGCACGCCTGCGAAGCCCGGATCGGAGGTCAGGGCGACGATGACGTTGGCCTCGTTGCGCTCGGGTGCGCCCGCGAGGTCGAGCCGGAGACGTCTGAACCAGGCGGGTTTCGGGATCGGCGCGTGCGGGTCGCCGGTGGCGTTCACGCGGCGGCGGAGCTCCGCCAGCTGCTGGGTCAGCACCGACATGCCGATCCCGGTCGCGGACTTGATCCGCGCGACGACTTGCCGCTCGGGCAGCGGGTCGAGCCTTGCAAGCGCGATGCGCCCGAGCAGCGTGGACAGGGCTTCGAACTCGGGCGGGTTGGTCAGCGCCTCGGCCGCGGCGATCAGCGTTGCGGGATCGTCGGCGGACGCAACGACAGGTGTTGCCGTCTCGGGCTGTGCCGGATCCCCGTCCTGCGGCTCCACTGTGGTGTCAGCCGGTCGCGCGTAATCCTCGGCGCCAGCGCCGCGCAGAAGGTCGTCGTTGAAGTCGTCGCCATGCAGCGGCGCAACGATCTCGTTCGGGATGTCCGCCCGGTTCAGGCGGTCCGAGAGCGTCGCGGCCGCCTGGCGGCCAGCGTCTCCGGCATCGGCATAGATTGTGACGCGCCGGGTGCCCTCGGGCCACTGGAACCGCGCCAGACCGTCGGCCGACAGCGCCGCCCAGACCGGTGTGCCGAAGAGCGCGTGCGCGGCGAGCGCCGTCTCGATGCCCTCGGCGATGCCGATGTGTCCGTCCTCCGGCATCGGGAACAGGCGAACCACGGCATCCTTCACGCTGCCGAGCATCTTCTTGCCCGGGGGCGCCTTCGCGCTGCCGTCATCGAGCAGGAAGGTGCGGTGGATGCCCGGCGCGCGCTCCCCGTCCGGCAACCGGAGGATCGCGATCGGGCCGGGCCAGCCGCGGCAGCTGTCGAAGTCCGGAAGATCGGGATGGAACAGAAGGTCGGACGAGCCGGGATCCGACAGGCCGCGGGCGCGCAGATAGGTCTCGCCAGGCGTACCCGCGATCGGCACGGCCCCGCCGACCAGCCGCGCGATCTCGGCCGAGTGGTCGGGGCGTGGGCGCACGGCCGACGCCAGAACAGGCCGCGGCGCAGGATGGTCCATACCTGCCAGCCGCGCCGCCTCGTCGAAGAGCGCGCCATCGCAGAGGCCGGTCGCCTGCGCGATCAGGTCAATGGGACCGGCCCGCTCACCGGTGGCGTAATCGAAGCCCCAACCGGCATAGGGCCCGTCGAGATGGATGGTGCAGGAGCCCTCCTTGCGCGGCTGGCGCCCGGAGAGGTCTGCGCAGCGCAAAGATCGACGGTCCCGCGCAAGCCGGGCCTCGGGAAAGAGCGCCGGCAACCAGTCGGCGGCCGTACTGGCGAGCCGCTCCTTCACCGCCGCCAGATCGTGCCGGGTCTTCGGGACCGCGATGTCGTTGAGATCGATCATCGCGCCCCTCAGGCCAGAAGGACGAGACCGCGCTCGGCCCGGGTGATCGCAGTGTAGAGCCAGCGGCGCCGGTCGATCTCGGTGCGACCGAGTCCGTCGTCCCAGACGATCACGTTCTCCCACTGCGACCCCTGCGCCTTGTGCGCGGTGATCGCCCAGCCAAAGGTCGCCTCGGTCAGCAGGCGCTTCTCCTTGTAGTCGCGGTCGTGGCGCTTGTCGTCGTAGGCGACGTGGTCCTCGAAATGCCCCTTGTAGATCCGCAACCGGCCCGGACGCCCGTCCTCATAGGGCTCGCCGATGTGGCGCCCGTCCTCGTCGTGGACGACGGCGGAGAAGTAGAGACTGCCCTCGTCGACGATGTCCTCGAGCGTCACGAACATCCCGTTGATCAGCCCCAGATCGTTCTGGTTCTTCAGGCAGATGATCTTCTCGGCCGGCCCCGTGGGCAGCCAGGTCCCGCCGAGACCGGCCGCCGCGCGCATGGCGTTGTTGATCTGCAGCCGCGTGGCGTTCAGCCCGCAGATCAGCTGGCCGCCGCGCAGCGCCTGTTCCGGCGTGATGTCGCCCTTGCGGAGCTTGGCGACGTGATCGTCGTAGACGCCGAAGCCGATGGGCCGTCCCTCGCGCGCCATGGTGGCGAGGCGGATGATCGCGCTTTCCGCCGCCTGGCGGTGGATCTCGGTCAGCATCACGTCCGGCTCGTCGCGGGTGAAGGCGCCTTCGCCCCGGATCGGCGGCAGCTGGCCCGGATCGCCGAGCACGAGGATCGGTTTTCCGAAGCTCATCAGGTCGCGCGCCATCTCCTCGCCGACCATCGACACCTCGTCGAGCACGATGAGCTGCGCGTCGGCGGCGTCGCTCTGCGGGTTCAGCGCGAAGCGCGGGTGCTTCATCGCGGAAACACCCTGGCGCATCGCCTCGATCGCGGCATCGGCCGTGGTGCGCGCGAACCCGGTGAGATGGAGCGCGTCGCGCTCGGCCACCGCGATCTTCCGGGTGGCTTCCTCGATCTCCTCCTCGGTCGCCTCGATCACCGTGTAGATCAGGCTGTGGATGGTACGCGCAGGCGTGCCCTTGCGGGTCAGCACCAGCGCGGCCTTGCCGGTGAAGGTGGCGGTGACAACGCCTGGCACGCAGCGGCCGTCCTTCGCGCTGCGGTGGGGCGAGAGACCGAGTTCGTCGAGCGCGAACTTCAGCACGGTGGTCTTGCCGGACCCGGCATAGCCAAACAGGCGGAACACCTGCTGCTGATCGGTTCGGGTCTCGAACCACTCCTTGATCTCGCGGATCGCGGCGGCCTGCGTGGCGGATGGGGTGAACTCGGTCATGGCTGGCGCGCCTCCACTGCGTAATCCTTGACGATCCCGCCGCGGGTCGGATCGCCCACCTCGCACTGGCGCACGAAGACCCGGCGCCCGTCGGCGAGCTGTCGCCAGTGACCGCGACGGATGTGCCAGCGCGGGCTGGCGTGACTGCCGCCCTGCGGCGGCGTCGCCGCGCGCAAGCGCGCCGGATCGATGGCGACCTGGCGCCAGACCCATCCCTGGACCCCGGCGCGCGCGAAAGGCTTGCGCCGCGTCGAGGGCACCTGGCGCTCCCGGAAGTCGGCAGCCTGAGAAAGTATCGCGAGGCCGCGCCAGACGATGGCAGCTGCGGCTTGACCGCACTGCTCCGCCATCTCCACGTCTTCAAGCGCCGGATTGGCGGCGAATTCGGCGACACCGCCGTCGGCAATCCACACATAGGCATGGACGTCCGTCCATCGCCGCGGGGAGCGCCAAAGGGAAAGCCAGAGAGCCTCTATGCCGTCAGGGCGCTGCCTCGCGTACACGATCTGGCTGCGGATCTTTGGTCCACGGTCGCGCAGCTCGAATATCGTATCGGGGTGCGGAAGGCGCTGCGGTCCTGCCGCCAGGCGACGTGCAAGCGCATCGACCTCGTCGGAGTCGAACCGCTCCTGATCGGCAAAGCGCCAGACTGGCGCAAACTCGAACCCGTCGAGCAGATCGGGCATCCAGAACCTGTCGCGATGCGCACGCACGATCCGCTTGAGTTCGTAGGCGTCGGGGATCATGGCCGCTCACCCCAGCACCGTTTCGCCCAGGCGCAGGGGGCGTGCCATTTGCCGGCCGCCATGCCGCCGCGGCAGAGGACTGCGCTGGGCTCGGCAGCGGCCCGCGGCAGCCATTCCCCGGCCTCGGAGGCCCGGACAACGGCGACGGCGCGGTCCGACATCTCCTGCGCGAGATGTGCATCGAAGGGCACGAGTTCAGCGTGCAACTCCATCGTGTCGCGGTTCAGCGCGGTGAAGAGGGCCGGGTGCGGCAGCTCCATGTAGGCCTGATAGAGGGCGATCTGTGCGGCATAGACCGGCCGCGCGAGGCTGACACCGCGCTTGACCACGTCCTTCCAGCTGGCCGCGCCGAGCGCCTTGTTCTCCCAGAGCGCGGGATAGTCCATCGCGACCGGGCCTGAGACGAAGCAGCCGTCGATATGGCCCTTGAAGCGCCCGCCGAGGGCTTCAAAGCCGAACTGACGGCCGTCCGGACGCTCGGTGCGCAGGTCGAACCCGGCGATCCGGAACCAGCCCGCGACGATGTCCTCGGCCCGGTGGCCCGCCTCGAAGATGCGCAGCGTGCGTGGTGCGAACTCCTGGCCTTCGTCCTTGGGCACCGCGAGGAAGTCGTACTGGATCTGGCGCAGGCAGTCGCGGCCGAGACCCGAGGAGCTGACATAGGTGCGCGGACGCTCTGCGCGGTTGCGCGCGGACAGCGCCGTGTCGATGGCCGTGGACACGGCTTCCGCGATGGGCGGGCGCGGCGCGTCGGCGCCGTAGAGGCAGCCCGAGCCATGGTTCAGGTCGATCATCGCTCGCGCTCCCAGAACCCGCCGGCCTGCGCGATGCAGGTCAGCTTGTGGAACTGCGCGTCCGTCAGCCGGGTGCTGTCGCCGAACCGCGCGAGCTTCTCGCGGAGGCTGTCGCAGAACTCGATCTCGAAATCGGTGACGGCGTTCTCGGTGGCAGCCTCGAGCAGGTGCTTCCAGCTGCAGGACGGGGTGTCGTCGTTCAGGTCGATCATCGCCGCGCTCCTAAAATGGGATCGGGTCGTCGAGGACCGTGCCGGTGCGCTCCTTGCGCGCGGCCTGCTCCTGCATGCTGTCGATGTAGCCGGTGACCGCCGCCTCGATCAGGCGGTCGATGTCCTCGGCGCTGCGGTGGAAGAAGGGCTCCATAAGCCCGAGGTCGGTGAGCGCTTCGGCGAAGAGCGTCCGCGCGTCGCGGATCGCACGGGCCTCGCGCGCGGTCTTGTCGATCATGCCGTTATTCCTTTGGGTGATGGAGCTGCCCACGTCCTGACAGCGGCGCGAGCAGAAGCGGTGGTAAGGGTGGCGATCCCAGCGGAGGCCGTGGCAGTAGCCGAAGCCGCGCGCCTCGCGGGCGCAGACGGCGCAGATCGCTACCCGAGCAAGAAGGTCGCGATCGGGTCCTCGGGCGGCCAACCCGCCCTCTGGAGCTTTTCGGACTGGAGCACGATCCAGCGCGAGATCGCGTTGCTGGCCATGGCTTCGAGGTCTCCGAGGCCGAGGCTTGCGATGGGGGCGTGCAGTTTTCCTCGGGCCTCGAGCCATCGTCCGATCTCCAGCGCCGCCTCGCGCGTCACATGCGCCTGCCATTCATCCGGGGTCATCGGCCCGGCAGGATCGCGCCGGGCCTCGGGCGGCGGCGAAGGCCGGGTTGACCTCCGCCGCCGTGCTGCCGACCGCGCCTCACCCATTGAGCCACGCGGGCATGCCGGTCGCCGGCGCTCCGCCCGGCGCGGACGGCGAGGACGCGGGCGGCTGCTGGGCGGGTGGTTGCTGCTGGGCCTGCTGCGGAGCCGGCGCCTGCGCACCCCAGGCCGGGGCCGCGGACGGCGCTTGCGGTTGCGCGCCCCATGCCGGCGTGGGCGCCTGCCAGCCCGGTGCCGGCGCGCTCGCGGCCTTGCGCGGCGGGGCGTTGACGGGCTCCGGGGGAACGGTTTCGCCACGCATGATCGGAGCGTGCTGCGGTTCGTCGGGCAGAACGACGTTCGCGATCCGGTTCTGGTCGCGGTATTGGGGGTTGGACGCGGGCTCCACCATGATCCGGGCGGCGAACACGATGCCGTCGAGATGCTTGAGCCCGGGCAGCACCCGCTTCGCCTTTGCGTCGGGGCTTTCGTCCCTGGGATCGAGCCCGAGAGCGCTGTCGAGCATCGCCCGAAAGGTGGATTTCGAGATCTTCCAGCCGATCGACTGGCCCTTCTCGTCGAGCTTGCCGCCCGCCACGGTGAAGCTTTGCCAGAACTTCCGCCGGGCATGCGGGCCCTCGAGGATGGTGAACTCGCAGTCCAGCATCTTCGCGTCGCTCGACTGCGAGGCCTTCAGAAGCTTCGCGTCCATCGGCGTGGCGCCGTCGACGCCGCCGGGGCGCACGGTCAGGCGGACCTTGGCGAAAGTGCCGTCGGGGATCAGCTCGCCGATGGGGGCCATCTGCGGCTGGGCGTCGTTGAGATCGTAGCTCATGGATCTGTCCTTTGCGTCTGGATCAGGAAGTGGTGGCGGGGTGTGCGGGGGCGCGGCCGTCGATCTTCGCGATCAGCGCGCCGAGATGGGGCGCCTCGGTCACATCGAGCCGGCCGGAGCGGTCCTTGGCGGGAAGGCCCCAGGGGTTGCCGGAGCGACAGACGAGGCGGCGCTCGGCGGAGGTCTCCTCCAGGGTCCATTCGCCCTTGGCGTCGCGGCCGAAGAGCTGCATCGAGACCACCTGATCGACGATGCCCGGCAGCTCGCGCCCGGCCTTCGTGCCCTCCATCTGCGGCTGCCACGTCGTCGCGCCGAACTCGTCGGTCACCTTCTCGAGCACGCCCACGAAGATCACCGTCTTGCCGCGGGCATGCTGGAGGTGCTTCAGCGCCTGGATCACCTCGCGGCCGAGCAGCCCGTAGGCGCCCCGGACATCCGGTTTGCCGGTCCGCTCGGAAAAGGCCTCCGGCTGCTGGCGGGCATAGGCCATGGCCTGCCGCGTCAGGTCGGTGATCGAGTCGACGAAGACGATCCGCTTCCTGGCGAGGAAGTCCTCGACGCCGGTGCCGAGATACTGCTGCTGCAGCCACGCGTGATACTCGGCGCCGTACCAGGACTTCGGATGCTGGGCCGGGTCGTGCCCGCCGATCAGCACGGCGAGGTCGCGGAAATCGGTGAAGCTGCGCACCGGGATCGAGTCCCCGCGCCAGTCCTGCACCGACTTCATGCCGGCCTCGAGATCGAGGCAGACGGTCTCCTCGGCGGGCAGCGTCTTCAGGAGGGTGGTCTTGCCGACGCCGGGCGGGCCGAAGATGGCGAGCGAGGTCTTGTTCTCGGCGGCCGAGAGCCGTTCGTCGGCGGTGATGATGCGGAAGGCCATGGGGTTCTCCGGGAGTTGCGTTCAGGGTGCGCGGCGGCGGGGATGACCGGGTGCCGAAGGGGAACCTGCCCGGCGTTGCCGCGCGGGCGTCCCGCCGCCGCGCGTCACCGGTCTCGAGCCTCGAGCCGGAAGACGGGTTTGCCGGTGGTCTCGCTGCGCGCGTCCGCGAAGCCCTCGCGCATCGCCGCGGGCCAAGCGCCGTAGCGCCGCTCGGACACGCGGTAGGCGATCTCGAGATACTCGGTCGGGTCGTCGCCGGCGGCGCGGATGCGCTCAGCCATGGCTGCGAGCCGGTCCTGATCCCACGTGACCTTTTTCGGCAGGTCCGCGACGATCACGACGCTTTCGTCCTCGACGCGCACGGTGCCGCTGGTCTTGCCCTGTGCAGCCCGCTCGGCCGTGGCGGCGGCCTCGTAACGCTGCGCGATCCCGGCCTCGAGCCTGTCCCGCAGCCGCTTCACGCGGGCGGTCTCGGCGAGCGCCGTCGTCTGCAGATCCAGCAGCAGCTCGGGTGGCAACGCCGCGATGTCGCCGAAGGCGAGACCTTCGAGATCGTCGAAGCGGGGAGCATTGTCGGGGTGCGGCATGGTGGGATCTCCGTTGGAAGGGAATGGCAGGGCCATCACGCGGCGCGCTCTTCGAGGAGCAGCGCCGAAAGCGAGGTGGCGGCGGCCTTGGGTCTGGGGCGCGCGACAGCGATGTAGGCGAAGCGGTCGGGGCCCACGCGCTCCTGCACGAGGTGGACGAGGCCTTTCTCGAAGGCGCCCAGCGCAGCCTGACCGAGATCGGCGAGATGGCGGCGTTCCGGCTCCGGCAATGTCGAAATCACTGGCGTGACGTCGATCCCCAGAAAGCCGCGGTGATACTCGATCCGGGCGCCAGCCTCGGCCTGTGCGATCCAGGCATAGAGTTCGACGTCGGTGAGCTTCGGCATCGCCACGCGGGCGCCGACAGGGATCGCGGCGACCATCAGCATACCCGTGCGGCCCGCGCGGGATCCGCGGTCAGACGGCGGGACGCGTGGCCAGCGCGCGCGACGGCGTCGCTGATCTTCAGGGCGCGCTGCAGCTGGCTCTGCTCGAAGGCTTCGATGTCGGCGAGCCGGTAGAGCACGCGCCCGCCGAGCTTGAGGAAGGCCGGCCCCAGGCCGGTGTAGCGCCAGCGCTCCAGCGTCCGGTGGGAGATCCCCCAGCGCCGGGCCAGCTCCTTCTGGTTCAGGCAATGCCTCTGCAGCATCGGTGTCTCCTCTCGTGTCGTCGTTGAGGAGACAGTGCGAAATTACGGTGTGGGATGTCGTGGGGACTGGCGGGGGATGCAGCGGGGGATCAGACGGCCCTTGCGGGACAAGGTTCTGACCGCGGGTGGGGCACCATCATCCCCCACCATCCCTCACCCATCCCCCTCCCGATCCCACAGGAATAGGGCGGAAGGGGATCGCTCAGTCGAGATTCAGACGGTAGCCGCCGCGCCGGTCGGAGCGGATCAGATGCCGCCAGTCCTTCTGCGACTTGAAGACGTCGGCCATGCGCAGGCTCTTCGAGCCGGCGCGCGACAGGATCGCCTTGCCGTTCTGCCACGGCGCGCCGGCCTGCGCTGCCTCGTGCAGCGCGCGCACGACCTCCGCCTGGATCGGGCCCAGCTTGAACCGGCAGCCGTTGCAGCGAACCTCGAGATAGTCGGCCGAGTGGATGAAGGTGGCCTCCTCCATCGGCTGCCCGCCCGGCGAGAATCCGGTCTCGATCTCGAAACGGTCGCGTTCATCGCGCCTTAGAAGGAGGTCGCCGATCATGACGAGGACGGGCTTCGCATCGCCCCAGGTCGTCGCGTAGTCGGCCTTCGGCGTCCGGAAGCTTTCGAGATGGACTTCGCCACACCGGAAGAGCTGGAACACGTCGCGGGCGTGGAGATCGAGCAGGCCGCTGTGGTAGCTTTGCTCCCACGGCACCCTGTACGGCTCGCCTCTCTCGTCCTCCTCAATGTCGCCGAACTCCATGGGCACGCCGAACACGCGCACCGAAAGTCGGAGCTTGTCGTTCTCCGCGAGGTAGATCAGGTCGGCCTCGGTGATCTGCCAGCGCTCGAGGATCTCGGGGAGCGTGAAGTACGATTTGTCGATATGCATTCACTGCCCTCCGCGCCGATTCCCATGTAAGATGTTTACCTTCTGTTCTTATTCGCTTGACGGACCTCGATCAATCCGATTTTATCCTATTTCATCCACAGTTGGGTGGGGATGACATGACCGAGCACCACACGCTTTCCGACCGCCTCAGGGCCCGGGCCAACCAGCTTGGCATCAGCCCCGCCCATGTCGCCGAGATGGCCGGCGTGAACCGCTCCTTCGTCTACGACATCCTCCGCGGACGCTCGACCCGCCCCGGCATCGACAAGCTGGCAGAGGTCGCGCGCGTCCTGAAGGTCGATCGCGACTGGCTGATCCACGGGATCGGCGATGTCGAAGGCACGCCCCCCTTCATCGAGAACCCGGACGAGGCCTTCGTCTCGATCGCGCATGCGAGCCCCCGCCCGTCGATGGGCGGCGGGGCCGTGGTGGAAGACCATGGCGACACCGCCGGCCGCGCCTACCACTTCCGGCGCTCCTGGATTCGGAACAGCCTGAAGGCCAGCCCGTCGCAGCTCCGCATCATGCATGTCGAAGGCGACAGCATGGCGCCGACGCTGCTCGACGGCGACACGGTCCTCGTCGACATGACCCGCCGCGCCCCGAACCCTCCGGGCATCTTCGTTCTCGACGACGGCATGGGCCTCGTGGCCAAGCGGCTCGAGCACATCGCAAACAGCGAGCCGCCAGCGGTTCGCGTGATCTCCGACAACAAGCACTATCCCGAATATGAAAGAACGGCCGACGAGATCCACATCGTCGGCCGGATCCGATGGTTCGCGCGGGAGATATAGCAGTGGCGGCTGATGAGGAGTTGGATGATCTTCTCGAGCTGGCGGGCTGCTGCTTTCGGGATGCCATGAGGGCCGTCGATATCGAGGCATTCTTCTCCAGACGCGACATCCCCCTTGCAGAAGGGACCAGCAAGAAGACGGTTGCCCAGAATACGCTCGCAAGCCTTCCACGAGCAAAGGCGCTGGATCTGGTCCTCGAGTTTGCGCGGGAACGGCGGGATATTGGCCTGCAGGACAGGGTGTACATCCTACAAGACAAGGACCAGCCGGAAATCTCCGCGATCACTCGCGACCGAGTAGCCGATCACCTTGGTGCGGGGATCCATGGACAAGGCATTCGTCCGGACGTCATCGAGGGGCTCTTTGATCTGAGTTCGCCCGCCGACTACTTCGAGCACCCCACCAAGACCGAGGAACTCAGACAACACGCGACTGGCGAGGCTCCGTTTTGGAACGCTAAGGAGGTCTTCGAATTCATCGGGGCAATAACATGTCCTTCGAGGAGGTTTGCGCAGCTGATCGAGACCGCTCTGGATCCCCGGTTTCGTGATGCCGACGACCAGGCTGCGCTGGCAGCGGACTTGACCCGCATCCTGCAGCTCGATGGTTACGAGGTTGCTCAGACAGGAGAGGTCTCGGGCCTCGCAACATTCTCGGTACGCCCCGTTCGCCGCGGCGTCGACGGGCGGCCGAAGAACCTGATCTTCGCTTCCAACGGACCAAAGCCGAGGCTCGGGTTCTCGGATGCGATCGACAACGAAGTCGTCGTGCTCGAGCATGCCGACAGCTGCCTCATTTACGAGCGCCCCATAGGCAATGGATTGTCATGGCTCGATCTGGCCCGTTGGTGGATGGAGAAAAACGGGATAGCCGACCTCGCCGAAGCGCGCATCAGCCTCGGACGGCGTCTACTTGAGTCGCTTGACGACGGTCCCGAGCGGGCGTTCTTCGGGGCATATTTCAACAATTTTGCTGAGCGACTTGGAGACCGGCTTCCGGCGCTCATCCCGCAGGTCTACCTGCACTATGATCCGGAGATCGCGAGTCGTCTCGCTGACAAACGCGTTCTGTTCCGGCAACGCATGGACTTCCTCATGCTGTTGCCGGGCCGACAGAGGATCGTCCTCGAGATTGACGGCAAGCACCACTATGCGAAAGGCGAGCGCGCCGATCCCGGCCGGTACGCCGAAATGGTTGCGGCTGACCGCAACCTGCGGCTTCGCGGCTACGAGGTGTTTCGGTTCGGGGGCTCGGAATTCTCTCAGCCGAAGGGATCGATGCAGGAATCTGTCGACGAGCTTGTGAAGTCATTCTTCGAGGAGCTGTTCGTCGTCCATCGGCTAGGATAGCACATCCCAAGAACACCGCAGAGTTACGCAGCACTCCCCTAAGCATCTGAAAGTAATTGTTTTCGGGGGATGGGCGGATAGCGTTTCCCCATGCGAAACGCACCGACATACCCGCGGCTGGGCTCGAACCCGCTGTCGCCCGACCAGATGACTCCCGCCGAGCGCCGCGCCGAGCTGTGCGGCCTGCTGGCGCTCGGGCTGGTCCGGTTGCGGCTGCGGGAGCGCAGCGAACCTTCTGACGAGACTGGAGAAATTCGCCTACACTCTCCGGCGAGCGCATGCCGTCATGCAACTCCAACTTACCGGAGACCCGCATGACGACCCACGATCCAATTCCCGCGCGCCTGGCTGCGCTGAAAACCGCCACGACGCCGGAACTGAAGGCGCAGTGGCGCGAGCTGTTCGACAGCGAGCCGCCGCCGTTCAACCGACGCTACCTGGAGAGCCGGCTGGCCTATCGCATCCAGGAGCTCGCCTATGGTGGCCTGAAGCCGGAGACCATTCGGCGGCTGGAGCGATTGGGCGAGGAACTGGATGGTGGCGACCGGAAGAAGAGCCGCGTCCGCGCCGACGCCATGCCCATCGCCGGCACGCGGCTGATCCGCGAGTGGCAGGGTGTCGAGCATGTCGTCACTGTCACCGCGGATGGATTCGAATGGCAGGGCCGGCCCTACAAGTCGTTGTCCGCCATCGCCCGCGCCATCACCAGCACGCGCTGGAATGGCTGGGTCTTCTTTGGGTTGCGCAACCGGAGGGCGCGGACATGACCAAGCCCATAGTCCGGAAACAGCGCTGCGCCATCTACACGCGCAAGTCCTCCGAGGAAGGGCTGGAGCAGGAGTTCAATTCCCTCCACGCCCAGCGGGAGGCGTGCGAGGCGTTCATCGCCAGCCAGCGCTCCGAAGGCTGGGTGCTGGTCCGCGATCAGTATGACGATGGCGGCATCTCCGGCGGTACGCTGGACCGGCCCGGCCTGCAGCGGCTGCTGGAGGACATCGAGGACGGGCTGGTCGACGTGGTCGTGGTCTACAAGATCGACCGCCTGTCGCGCTCGCTCGCCGACTTCGCCAAGCTGGTCGAGGTGTTCGACCGGAACGGCGTGACCTTCGTCTCGGTGACGCAGTCCTTCAACACCACCACGTCGATGGGGCGGCTGACGCTGAACATCCTGCTCTCCTTCGCCCAGTTCGAGCGCGAGGTCACCGCCGAGCGCATCCGCGACAAGGTCGCCGCCAGCCGCAAGAAGGGCATGTGGATGGGTGGCGTGCCGCCCTACGGATACCGGGTCGAGAACCGGAAACTGGTCGTAGACGATGAAGCTGCGGAGCATGTCCGCTGGATCTTCGCGCGCTTCCTCGAGATCGGCTCGGGCACGGAACTGGCGCGAGAGGTGGTGAAGCGCGGCATCCGCACGCCGCGCGGCAACCGGATCGACAAGAAGTACCTGTACCGGATGCTGAACAACCGCGCCTATATCGGCGAGGCGGTGCACAAGGGCGAGAGCTATCCCGGCGAGCACGACGCGATCATCGACCGCGAGACATGGGACCGGGTCCACGCCATCCTGCAGGAGAGCCCGCGCAAGCGCGCGGCACGCACCCGCGCTGAAACACCGGCGCTACTGAAGGGTCTGCTGTTTGGTCCCGATGGCGCAGCCTTCTCGCCGACCCATACCCGCAAGGGCGGCCGACTCTACCGGTACTATGTCAGCCAGACCGTGCTGAAGCACGGCGCCGGATCCTGCCCCGTCGGCCGCGTGCCGGCGGGCGAGGTCGAAGCGGCCGTCATCGATCAGGTGCGCGCCGTATTCCGCCAGCCGGAGATCGTGGCGGGGACATGGAAGGCCGCGCGCGCCCACGCCGACGACATCACCGAGGCCGACGCACGGGCAGCGCTTCAGCAACTCGACCCGCTGTGGGACGAACTCTTCCCCGCCGAGCAGGCGCGCATCGTGGCACTGCTGGTCGCACGCGTCGATGTTGGCACTGACGGGCTCAACGTTCGCCTGCGCGTCGATGGCCTCGGTGACCTCGCGCGCGAGATGCTGGCCGGCGGCATCGGAGAAGCTGCGTGAAACGCGGCGCACCGATCCCGGAAACCGTCACGCTCCACGTCCCGTACCGGGTCGTGAAGCGCGGCGGGAGGAAGGAGATGCAGATGCCTAAAGGCGCGACGCAACCGCGCCGGACCGACAACGCGCTCGTTAAGGCGATGGCCCGTGCGTTCCGATGGAAGCGGATGCTCGAATCCGGGGAGTTCGCCACCATCGCCGAACTGGCCGAGCGCGAGGGCATCGCGCCCTCCTACATGACCCGTGTCCTGCGCCTGACGCTGCTCGCGCCGGACATCGTCGAGGCGATCCTGGACGGGAAGCAGGGGCCGGAGGTGACACTGGCGCGGCTGCTGGAGCCATTTCCGGTGGAGTGGTCGTCTCAAGTCGCCCGCGGCATGCCAGCGTAG